CTGCACAGGTGAATTCTGCTCTATATTTCGAGATGAATTCTCTTCCCAGGCAGAAGTACGTCCAAAATGTCGATACGAGCAGTGGTATCGTCACGAATCTTCTCTCAAAGATTCAAGAGGGTTCATCCTGGCCAGTTCTGGAACCTGGCGTGAACGAATTCTCTGTCATCACGGATGCGGGTCTTCAGGACTGGGAGCTCACATATTATGAGCGATTCGGGGGTCTCTGAGTGGAACCTTTCACCCTGAATCGGAAATTCATTGAGCAGGATGTGATCGACAACTTTCTCTCCTGTATCTGGACCGAACGATATTATGGTGACAGCGAAGTTGAGCTGGTCGTTCCAGGAACACTGGAGATGTTCAAGAAGCTGACTCCTGGCACGTTCATTGGTCTCGAGGGATCAGATGAGATCATGATCATCGATACGGCGACCATAGAGAAGGATAAACTGAAGGTTGTCGGATCATCGCTCCTAATGTTCCTCAATAATCGATTCATTCGTGTCTCTGCTGCACACGAAGATCGATATTGGTATCTCGAAGGAGTACCAGGATGGTTGCTATGGGCTATTGTTTATTACATGTGTGTTACAGGTAGTCCATATTTGAACGGAACTTATCCGACAGGTGTCACTAATCCACAATCTTTAGCTATTCCTGGACTAGGACTGAAGGACTACGATAAAACTGGTGCTTCGGTCAAAGTTGGCATTCCCTATGGACCAGTCTACGATGCTATGCGAGAAATTGCCACAACGTATCAAGTTGGGATGCAAATCACTCTTGAGTCCGTTACCGATACCGATTTTACCCTCGGATTTCGGAGTTATCGTGGTCTGGATCATACCAGTGGACAGAATGTCAATCCCATAGTACGATTTTCTCCTCAGATGGACTCTTTGGCCAGTATCAAAGAGCTTCAGTCAATCGCTTCGTTCAAGACGCTGACATATGCGTTTGCGCCATCGAATCCAGGCGGATTGGCGACCACTCCTGGGAGGGATGCGCTATCTGGAGATCAGTACACGGGATTTGATCTACGTGCACAACTTATATTTACGGAAGATGTCACTACGGACATGGTTGGTGGAAGTGCAGCCAATCTGCTTGCTATTCTGAACACAAGAGCTCATGATGCAAACACCAATCATCCATACATCAAAACTGTGGATGGTGAGATCGTTCCACAGAATCAATTCAAGTATGGTGTGCATTACAACCTAGGAGACGTCATTGAAGTACAGGGAAATAGTGGCGTGGTCTCAACTTCTCGAGTAACCGAGTATATTCGTGCTGAGGATGAGAATGGAGAAAGAGCTTATCCAACAGTAGCAATGCTGGGCTAGAGGGAGCGGCTATGGAGATTCTACTATTCATTCTCATCTTTTATGCTGGTGTATTCGCAGGATTCGGCATGAAGACGTGGTTGTACAGTAGATATTCCTACAGTGGCACAATCAATGTGACCAAGGGCGTTGATAAGACGTTATATTTGCTTGAACTTGATGATGACCCTGAGGAACTGGAGACAAAGAAGGAAGTTGTCTTCAAGGTTGTCTCTTCGCAGTGAAAACATTGCGTATAATGAGATAGCCTACGAAGGAGTTATCATGCCAAAAGAGCCAACTCAGCTCGAGCGCGCGATAGACAGAGCAATGAACGCGCTGGATAAAGAAGAGATAACTTCAGAGGATTATGCCACGATATTGAGCCATATTTCCACGCTGCACAAAATGAGGGAAGCAGAAAAGCCTTCACGAGTGAGTAAGGATACATTGCTTATAACCGGAGCGAATCTTCTGGGGATCGTCTTGATTATCCGGCACGAGCATGTGAATGTCATCACGTCAAGAGCCATGCAGCTGGTGAGACCAAGCAGATAGTCTTAGAAGTAAGCTAAGATATGGAGGGCCCCGTTTGGGGCCTTTCATATTTTTGTTTTTTACATGGACTAATTTTTTTTCGATCCTGAAAAAACCCCGCGGGGAAATTTTGGTAGAAAGTCGCAGATATTACATCGCTTATAATGAGATATACCCTATTGAAAGGAAGCTATGAAAGATAAGTTTTTCCGTACAAAGAAGTTTGTTCAAGATCATAAATCTAGTTTGATCGCTTTCACTGGTTTTGCTGTTGGAACTACTGTGATGTATAGATACGCTAAGCAAGCTGATCCATATATATCACTGAAAGTTCTTCCTGAAGAACTGAAGTGGATGCAAGAAACTAAGAGTACAATGTTACTTGATACTCCTTCTGGAACCGGAAGCTTTTACATCGCCCCATTCAAAGATCCACATCTTTAAAATAGGGGCCCCTAACAAGGGCTCTTATTTTTGTCCTCGCGAGAAAAACATGGATTAAGATGAGAGGGAATGAATATGTTCCGGATGGGTACAAACCATCGAGATGCTACGGCGTCTTCTCTCATTTTATTTTTCCTATGCTCTGAAAGGAGCCATTGTGTTTTTCAAAGGTAAGTCGTTCATAGTCAAGATGGTCAAAGATGATGACGTCGAGAATGCTGAATCAGTTCGAATTGATCTTGATGAGGCTCTAGGCAAGGTTGTTCAGGCAGGACTTGTTCTGATGGGTGCATATTTCGTCGGCAGCACGGTCCGTCAGCTTGTTACTGGCTTTGCCCCTCCTGCACAAATCGTCAATACTGTAGCACCAGTGTTTAACAACGACAATTCAAGTGTTGTGAATTTCGGAGGATACGCTCGTAAGATTGTTAAATGTCTCGAGAATGATGATCTTATGGAATCAGTCAAAGCTGCCGCAGCTAGTGCGGGTGTCAATCCTTCGATAATGTCTAAGCATCTCAATGGACGACCGGGATATGAGGATATTTACGGTAAGCATTATGAGATCATTGGTCTTGGCACGACTGGCTGAATTCGCAGAAAAAACATGTAGTATAATGAGAGGGATCTAGGAGCCGTAATTGTTCGGCACCACTTCGGAACCGTAATTGTTCGGTACTGAAGAGATTCCTCTCACTTTCTTTTTCTATCAGAAAGGTTAACGATGGACAAAGTCTATATCGTTCGTCGTCGCTATGGATTCTGGAACTTCATTGGCGACATCTTCATGACCATCATCACGGGAGGTTTCTGGCTGATCTGGATCTTCATTAGGGAGATGCGCAATCGATGACAACTGTTCTGTGGATCCTTGTTGGTTTGTTCGGGTGGCTCATTCTGTACAAGGTCACTGAGCAGATCGATAACGCAATCCAGCGAAAGCTGTATCACCGGCGGGAGGAACGTTTCCTGCGCTTTGTCCGAATTGTTCTACCGGACGTCAAAATTGTTGAATGTATATCCGTGGCCACAAGCGACAAGCAGGCTATGGACAATCTAGAAAGGCGAATCCGTGACGCTTCACGAACTCTTTAACAAGGGCAAGGTTCTGGCAAGCGAGAATCACTCCAGCATCCTGACCGCCATGGGCGTCACAGGTGTCGTGACGACCGCATATTTGACCGGTCGCGCATCATTCAAGGCGGCCGAGATCCTCAAGCGCGAGGAGAAGCTGTTGAAGGCTCAGCATCCGGACGATGTCGCCGATCCCCGGATGAATCGCGAGCTCTCCATGAAGCAAAAGGTCAGGGCAGTCTGGCCTCTCTACATCACACCGGTTTCAGTGGGCGCAACCACGATCACCAGCATCGTCATGGCGAATCAGGTGGCCTCGAAGAAGATTGCCGCACTGACCGTGGCCTCAGGCATTTCGGAGCGAGCCCTACAAGAGTACAAGGCCAAGGTTGTCGAGAAGATCGGCGAGAGCAAGGAGATGGCGGTCCGCGACGAACTCGCACAGGATCGGGTCAATCAGACTCCGCTCAACACGCGTGAGATCATTCTTGCCGGAACCGGAGACGTTCTCTGCTTCGATCAGCTCACTGGGCGATATTTCCAGAGCAACGTCGAGACCATCCGGAAGGCCGAGAACAAGATCAACTATGAGATCTTGAATCACATGTACGCGAGTCTGAGCCAGTTTTACGATGAGATCGGCTTGCCGCCTACGCCATATTCTGAGACCGTGGGCTGGAACACGAACAATCTGTGCGAGGTGAAGTTCTCCACAGTGATGTCATCGGATCAGAGGCCATGCATCGCAATCGACTTCCACTTTCTGCCTATCGCCGACTACGGGAGGCTGTATTGATAGAACGACGTTACGTTCTGTTCACCGATGACGAGCAGGAGGCTTTCACTGAGCTCCTGCATCGTCGCGGTCAAGCTGCCGGGCCTCCAAGTGATGATGCTCGGTATCGGGGATGGGACATGGGTGAAGTCCGGTTCATGGTCGATCCTCCAACAACTGAAAAGAAGTTCTGCGTGTTTCAAATTCAGGAGAACAAGTAATTGCTCAAAAAGACGATCACGTACGAAGACTTCAACGGCGATTCCGTTACGGAGGACTTCTTCTTTCATCTCTCCAAAGCTGAGCTGGTTGAGCTCGAGCTGAGTCACAAGGGTGGTCTGTCCGAGGCTTTGCAGAGGATTATTGCCACGGATGATGGCAAGGAGATCGTCGCGGAATTCAAGAATATCATTCTGACTGCATACGGTCAAAGATCTCCTGACGGGAAGCGTTTTATCAAAAATCAGACATTGCGGGAGGAGTTCGAATCTACCGAAGCTTACTCTACGCTATTTATGGAGTTGGTGACAGACACAGATGCAGCAATCAAGTTCATCAATGGAGTCATTCCTGCGGGAATGGCAGAAGAGGCTGCTGAGCTCACTCGCAACAGCGATGCTGGAAAGCCTGATATTCCGCCTGTCCAGACTGTCCCAGAGCCTGTCGAGAAGCGAACGGTAAGCAGAACCGAACTCATAGAGATGTCGACCGAAGAATACCGGGAACTCAGCGCCAAAATTGCTCGTGGCGAGGTAACTATCGAGATGACATGACCTTGTGAGGGGGTGAAGGCGTGCCCCCTCGCAGGAAAAACATGCACTAGGATGAGATAAAAGACCACTACTTTTGAGGAGTTATTATGTCTGACAAGTTCGCTATTGCCAAGCTCGTCATCAACTTCGCCGCAGGTGCTGGTGTTTCCAAGGTCGTCAATGACATCATTACGAACAACACAACTGTCGAAACCACGACGGATGCCGCCAAGGTTTGGGCAGGAAGTGTTGTGATCGGATCGATGGTCGCTGAGGCCGGGTCGAAGCACGTCAACGCCAAGGTGGATGCTGTTGAGGCTTGGTGGGAGAACCGGAAGGCCGCTAAGACCGCCACAGAGGAGTAAATAGAAAGCTAAGAATCCACACGGGTTCTTAGTTTTTTCTTTTCTCCGGAATAAGGAAGCTATGACAGAAATTCCGAATTATCCGCCTAACAGCGAAGCGAGTAAGAGAATTCCTCCGGAGCCCAAGAAGATCGAGCGTGTCACTTCTGGTGAAGCGGTTCGAAAGAAGAAGTCCCTTGGAAAGCAGTTCAAGGAAACGTTCATCGTGGGCGATGCCAAGACCGCACTTCGATATGTGATGTTCGACGTGCTTGTTCCAGCAGCGAAAGACATGCTTGTCGAAGCTGGAGCTCAAGGCATTGAAAGACTGGTCTTTGGAGATTCTCGTCGTAGAGGAGGTTCCACTCCGCCTCAGACCGGGCCTACTGGTCTCATTCAGTATCACAGGATGAGGCAATCAGGTCCTCAAAGAGCGATGAGTCGTCAGGCTCGTGCTCGTCACGACTTTGATGAGATTGTCTTGCAGTCTCGTATCGAAGCCGAAGAAGTTATTGATCGTCTATTTGATTTGGTGAGTCGATATGAATCAGCGACAGTTGCAGACCTATACGAGCTGGTTGGGCTCGCTAGCGCCCACACTGATCATAAGTGGGGTTGGACGGATCTTCGGGGGGCGGGAGTTTCCCGAGTTCGTGGCGGTTTCCTCTTGGATCTACCAGAGCCTCACCCCCTTGACTGAGATCGAAGATGTCTCAGAACGACCCAATCCGCAATTACGTGAAAGCGTTGTATCCGAATAGAGGTTGGGCCTTGCAGGTGGACAGAATGTCCAAAGAACAGGTCTATGCAATCTATATGAAGGATCAGGAAAAGAAAGCCAAAGAAGAAGACGAACCAAAGCCGCCAGATCAAGGTACACTATTTTAAGGAGAGTCATGAAGCTTGTACCAGAAGCGGTGAGCAGAAAGGTGGCTCATACCGCTCTGCTCAGTCAAAAGAATTCACCGCAGATCCTGTTTGGCGCAGGAATTGCTGGAATGATCGGAAGCACCGTTCTCGCTTGCCGGGCCACTCTGAAGATGGATGAGCTTCTGGAAAAGACGCAGAACGATGTGAAGATCGCAAAGAGCATCGAGCACAGAGAATATAGCGAAAAGGATCGCCAGAAGGACGTTTCGCTGATCTATGTGCAGACGAGCATGAATATTGTCAGGCTCTACGGTCCTGCCGTCATTCTGGGCGGGGCTTCAATTGCTGCTCTGACACAGTCTCACAATCTTCTCAGCAAGCGCAATGCAGCTCTCACAGCGGCCTACGCTGCTCTGGAGAAGAGCTACAACGAGTATCGCGCTCGTGTGGTCGAGAAGTATGGCGAAGAGGAAGATCGTCATCTTCGCTATGGGACCGAGGTCGTCGAGATCGAGGATGAAGCGAGTGGCCAGAAGGTGGAGGTCGTTCGCGTTGCTTCAGGCGAACCATCGGCCTATGCAAGATTCTTCGATCAGCTTTGCTCATCTTGGTCGAAGGATCCGGAGTACAACTTCCTCTTCATTCGTTGTCAGCAGAACTACGCGAACGATCTGTTGAAGGCTCGCGGTCATGTGATGCTCAACGAAGTTTACGACATGCTGGGAATTCCTCGTTCTAAGGCCGGTGCTGTGGTCGGCTGGATTCTCATGCCAGATGGTTCAACTGACAATTACATCGATTTCGGCGTCTTTGATGACAACGATCGAGCTCGAGATTTCGTGAACGGTCGTGAAGGTTCGATTCTGCTCGACTTCAATGTCGATGGTGTTATTTTCGACAAGATCGATACGCCGACGGAGGCACTCTCATGGCAGCTGGGGAACTGACCGAGCAGGTTGCGGATCAGCTCGAGGAAGTCGCGGAAGTAACACGGCGTGTAACGGGGAGGGATATGAGATTTCTCCTCATCGGAGGAAGCATTGGAATGGCCTGCGGCACAGTCGCGGGCTATTTCTTTGCCGATCGTCGGCTTCAGAAGAAATATTCGAAGCGTTATGACGAACTGGCAGTAGAAATCGACGAGTTGAGAGAGCTCTATCACAAGAAGATAAGGGCAGCTACCCCAAAGCCGGACGCTGAGGAACTCGGCAAGCTGGTTGAGGAACATCTCGGATACGACCCGGTCGAAGCTCGTAAACGAGAAGTCGAAGCGATCGAGCAGGCCAACAGGGATCCGGCCGACATTGTCGTAGTCGAATCCGAAACCGTGAATGTGTTCGCGAAGCCTGAGTCTGGAAGCTCCTGGGATTACTCAGCCGAAGTCCAGAAGCGAAGCAAGAATCATCCGTACATCATTCACATCGATGAGTTCAATCAGAACGAACCGGAACACGAGCAAACCACTTACACATATTTCGAGATCGACGATATTCTGGCTGATCCGCGAGATACGGTGGTCGACAACAAAGTTCTGGTCATCGGTACAGACAATCTACGTTTCGGTCATGGCTCGAATGATCCAAACGTAGTCTATATTCGTAACGACAAGCTAAGTCTCGATCTCGAGATTCTCCGTAATCATGGAAGCTACTCCGAAGAAGTCAGCGGAGTCGTAAAGCATTCAGACGAGAGAATACCTCGCCATCGACGCAGGTTCGACGATGAGCAAACGTAGTGATGCCAAATATTTCAGATGGCTCGTATCACAAGTTCATGCAGATGAAGAACGAGAGTATAGTGAGCTGTTCTACCAACTGCATCATAAGGAATTCGTATGGATCGTTCCAAACGATGACAATCGTGTGCAGGACGGTCTCGATCTCCGAACTGAATATTTGAATGGAGGTGCACCACCACAATCATTCAGAACTACTGGAGTAAGCGTCCTCGAAGTACTGATCGGTCTCTCTCGACGCCTGGCTTTCATCACAGGCGGAGATCCATATCTTTGGGCGTGGCAGCTTCTTGAAAACATCGGACTTCACAGAATGTGGGATCCGATGTCAAAAAGGAAAGCTGAACTACTAGAGGAAACTCTCGAAAATCTCATCTGGAGGAAGTACGATCGAGATGGAGTAGGGGGCTTCTTTCCATTGGCATGGGCAGAAGAAGACCAGACTAAAATTGAGCTTTGGTATCAAATGGCAGCGTATGTGAACGAGATTCACGAGCCTTAGTTAGGAGGTGACATGGATTTCTATCAGATCCTGACAAGGGAAGCGAAAGACAAGGGAATCGAATTGTATCCCGATTTCATTGTTGGACGTTCAAAGGATCTGATGGTTCAAGGACGAACCTTCTACGCCATTTGGGATGAAGAGCAAGGTCTGTGGTCTCGTGACGAGTATGATGTGCAAAGACTGGTGGATGAGGATCTACAGCGTGAAGCTGAGAGGTTGCGCAAGAACACAGGAAATACGTACATCATAAAATATCTGCGTTCGTTCAACAGCAATACCTGGACGCAGTTCAGAAAGTACCTGGCGCACATCAGCGACAACAATCACACGCTGGATTCCAAGGTCATATTTGCCGACTCTGAAGTTCGGAAAGAAGATTACGCAAGCCGCAGGTTGGGTTACGCCCTGGAAGAAGGCGATATTTCAGCCTGGGATGAACTCGTCGGCACTTTGTATCCCGTAGAGGAGCGAGCAAAGATCGAGTGGGCTATCGGATCCATAGTTGCAGGGGACTCAAAGAAAATTCAGAAGTTCTTCGTGTTCTATGGCCCGGCTGGATCCGGTAAGTCTACTATGCTCAATATCATTCAAAAGTTGTTTGACGGATACACTACGACTTTTGATGGTAAGGCCCTAGGCAATTCCAACAGCACTTTTGCCACGGAAGCATTCAAGCACAACCCTTTAGTCGCTATTCAACATGATGGCGATCTCTCAAGGCTTGAAGATAATACTCGACTGAACTCGATCGTCGCCCATGAGCAGATGACGATGAACGAGAAGTACAAGCCGAGCTATACCTCCAAGGCAGAGGCTCTTTTGTTCGTCGGTTCAAACCAGCCGGTGAAGATCTCCGATGCGAAATCCGGGATCATTCGCCGGTTGATCGATATTCATCCTTCTGGAGTACGAATTCCAGTAAGGCGCTACAATACCTTGATGAGTCAGATTGAGTTCGAATTGGGTGCGATCGCGGCTCATTGTTTAAAGGTATATTTGGAGATGGGGAAGAATTACTATAATGGGTATCGCCCTCTGGAGATGATGCTTCAGACGGACGTCTTCTTCAACTTCATTGAAGCAAATTACGACATTTTCAAGTCGCAGAATTACACTACCTTGAGGCAAGCATATGCCTTGTACAAGGAATTTTGTGCTGAAAGCGGGATTGAGAAGCCGCTTCCACAGTACAAGATGCGGGAGGAACTTCGCAACTACTTCGATATGTTTAGAGATCGAGGTGAAGTAGATGGCGAGCCAGTTCGCAGTCTATATTCCGGTTTCAATGCGGAGAAGTTCAAGATGGCATCGGAGAAAGATCCGGCGGCATATTCTCTGGTTATGGATGAAACCGAATCACTCCTTGATACAGTTCTTGCCAAGCAACCCGCGCAGTTGGCTAATGAGGATGGCGTGCCCGCTCATAGGTGGGAAAACGTCAAGACTACCCTTTTAGATATTGATACATCCAAGCTGCACTATGTGAAAGTAATCGATAAACACATAGTCATAGACTTTGACCTGAAGGAAATCAACGGGCACAAGGGGCTTGAGAGAAATCTTGAGGCAGCTAGCAAATGGCCAGCAACGTATGCTGAGCTTAGTCAATCCGGAGAAGGAGTCCACCTTCACTACATTTATGAGGGAGACGTCACTCAACTGGCGCGTATGTACTCTGATGGCATTGAGGTCAAGGTGTTCACGGGGGACGCATCGTTGCGTCGGCGGTTGTCGCGATGCAACGCAGTGCCTATTCAGAGGATAAGCAGCGGACTCCCGCTCAAGCAGAAGAAGGAGAAGATGCTTAAGGCCAAAACTATCACTAGTGAAAAGGGTCTTAGGGATCTCATAGAGCGCAATCTGAGGAAAGAGATCCATCCGGGAACCAAACCGTCTGTTGATTTCATCGCTC